TCAATACATTTACCGTGGGGTAATTCTATCATTTACTTCGATACGAATGGCTCTACATCAACCTCTAGTGGTGGTGGTAGAGTAAATACGACAAATTTGAGTAATGTTGTAAATTTCTTTTGGGTTCATGCTTTTACCAAATCAGCCGATGGTGCTACTATGAAAATATACAGAGATGGTGAGGAAGTAGCATCTAGGACAGATGCAGGTGCTTGTCCAACATTGAATTCAGACGCATTTACTATAGGTGGTACTGATGAATACACAAGTGGTTGGGATGCCAAGATGGGTGCTTTCCTATGCTACAACAGGGAACTTAGTGCAAATGAGGTAAAGCAAATAACTGCCGCATTGCGTGGAAGGGATGGTGCTTAGATGGCAGATAGCGATAAGGACATTCTAATTACTCCGAATGTGAGTCAGACTTCCCAACCAGAAATCAAACTGGTAGGTAAGGATAACTCTCCGATGTACCTCAAGGTCTTGGATGATAATACCCTATCCTTTGAAGGAACTGAGGGGCAGGTCTTCTCAATCGGGCCTACAATGTCAACCGGGGATATATTCAGCGTTAGCGATATTTCTGGTGTGCAGAATATGGTCGTGACTGCTGAAGGTATAATTAAAATTATTCCAACCGGAGTAAAACCATCTAGCAATTTGTTTCTGGGAGATTTGAGGCACTGCTTCGTCTACGCTAGAGGAACGGGAAACAACAATGGGGCAAATTCCCTAGTTTATCTTAATGGCAATAAGGTAGTAGATAGTGCTACTAGAGGCTTAAATCTAACAATAATCAATCAAGTTAATCTAAATGTCATATCTTCTACTAACTATGATACATTTGCTAATCAAACCAACAACGACAATCTCGCTACTGCCATAGGAAACATGACAGACCAACAGATAGGAATTCTAGTCTCAGAGGATGCTTGGGAAACTAGCAATACTACTAATTCTGCTAATCTAGTGGCGGCGGCTAAACTAGTTGGGCTTACAAAACTAGGTAACATAGGAGATGGAAACTCAAGCAATAGAAGACCCTACGCGGCTATCTTCATGGGTTCGGGAGATGATGCAAATGCCGCTAACAAATTCGTAATTGAGAGAATGTCCGATGCTGATGCTGATGCTCCTATGGCTTCGATATCTGCTGTTCTAGTCTCGGATGGAACTCATGCTTCTATCATGGGTTCTAACAATGTGAACGCAATTTGGGGTGCAGATTCAAACCATGAGGAACCTGCTCTCATTGCAGACGAGGACAATAATATAGACATTCTAGGAGGTAGTGGTGGAAATGGACAGGTAAACATCAGTAGGACAAGTGGTGCAACTGTCTTCCTACAAGCACAATCCGCAACAGGAATAGTAGGAACCTCAAGTAATCATACTCTAGCCCTTGCTACAAATGGTTCTCAGAGACTCAAGATAAACAATGTCGGGGGAATTGAAGCAGTATCAAATGCGAACGGTTGGAACCTTTGGCATAAGGTGACTTTCGGTAAGTTGGATTATGGAACAGCCGCCGGTCAAGGTTCAGGATTGAGTACACTTACATTTGATGACAATGAGGTGGGTATAAGCACTTACACCTTACCTAGAGACATCACTATACACGCAGTTGCAATTAGAACACAGGGAGTGGTATTGAGTGGCTCAACTGCTCAAGTGCTGAGAATATTTGCAAATGGAGATGCAGGGTCAGGAACACTAACTGATATTTCTTACAATGCAAGTCAATTTACAAGACATAATTCTGAGAATTCAAATGCAACTCAACATTCGCTAGTGGTCACAGGAGTAAACGGTTCATACGATGCAGGTGATACTTTAGGAGTGAGAAGAAACTCAGGAGCAGTAGACATGGGTGATTACATGGTGGATGTTTGGTTTAGCATTGATAATGCTTAGGTGATAATATGGTTGAACATGGTGAAGAAGAGCAAGAAAGAAACCCAAATGTGACAGTCCATGAAAACGTAGGGCCGGGTCATTCAGAATATGATGAAACAGAAAAAGTTGCTTTCGGATGGGACGAACTAAGAGCGAAGAGAAACTTTCGTTTGAAGAAAGTAGATGTGTATCAAGGTGTATTGCTTTACAACACCTTGACGGAAACAGAACAAACCGAGTTGGCTACATACAGACAGGCACTTCTAGACTTGCCAAATGACTATGATGACCCATATGAAGCAATGGCAAACCTACCAACAATGCCATCTTGGTTAAATTAACTCGCAATCCCACCATCGAAAGCGGTTCAATCTAACCTTCTTCAACGGTAAATCCAAAATGCAACCCCATTGTAAATTAGTTTTCTAGATGGTCGTTTTACCCCACCCTAGAGAGAACGTTTTTTGGCCCACTCCATAGCGAGGTAGTCCAACCTGCCCAACCAAGAGATTAGACCGCTTGCGAGGAATACTAGGTAGGGAGCATAGAAACCCAAAGGCACTTCAATCCTAAAATTATCTAGAAAACTCATATCCAAAATTTCAATCATGTGTCCTCACTCCTGAAATACTTGGCTAGTTCTTTGAACTCATTCACTAGAAGAAACGAAGCACAGAAAAGGAAGAATCCCATCAATATGTAGACGGGAAGAAATGGACTATAGGTCATGCGACTTGTGCCGCCCAATAGTCCCAATCCCAATCAGGATGTCTCTCCATCAACTTCTCCAAATCGTCCTTGACCATTTGGTGCAGAATCTACACTACCTAGTAAATATACATTGTTCAACAAGTGCCAATTTGCAACAAAAAAAATTGGGTTGAAAAACCAAAAAAAATCGGGACTTTGGCCGGGTGCTAATCCGACCAAAGCCCTTTACATTCTCTACATTGCCAAATTTTCATTGACTCTGTGGAGCCTACCACTTTGCCTTTGATTCTACGAGGAATTGTTTTCTTGTCGCAGAACTTACACTTAACGTGAAGGCCCACGTGCATTCCTCTCTTCTTCTATTATCTGGTTCTCAAGTTTCGCCATGTACTCATCTATAGAAGACTCGGTGTACTTTGAACCGCCGAAGGCCGCGAAGAAAAGAAGGGACATGCCCAAGACAAAAAATATTCCAAAAATCCATTCTATTGTTGTTGCCATTACCAATCAACCCCTAAATCGAGAAGTTCCTCTTGGTCTAACGAGAAGCCCTTCACTACTTTATTGTTCTGACCGTACTTCCATAAATCATACACTAATTCACAGTCTTTCAGACAGTAATCCACCACTTCTGTATACTTTCCTGCCTTCCACATCACAGGAGCCTCTGCACTTTCCATTAATTTCTCTGCCTTGAGAGTGTGTTGTACTAGATTGTTCAAGGAAAATCTCTCTTTGTACTCCTTACTGAGTATCCTACTTGTATCAATATATGCCCCTTTGTCCAAGTATTTCTTGATGCAATAGATATCCATTGCATTTTTTAAAACTGGTAGGTCAAAGGCTACGATATTGTGACCAAGTAAAATACCACCTTTTTCAAAGTGGTCATCTAAATCATACTTCAAATCAGACAAAGATTTGACGATTGTGTTGGGTTTCTTGTAATCATCTAGTGATTTATCAACATAAACCGCACCTTTATCTCCATCCCATGTACATACGGTTGACACACGAAACATGTGGGTATTACCCCAACCACCAATTTCGTGAGCATAGTTTTTGGTTTCAAGGTCAATTGCAAGTACCGACAAAGAATCACTCCTTGGAGGATTCATCGGCCCACAACTTGGCTACCTTGTCTGCTTCTGACTTCTTGGGGTCCGGGTCATTCAGTGTTGCTTCTCGCTTCAAGAATACCACGATAGTATCCTCACCGACAGTTATCATAGAATGGGCTTCCCAGCCTTCTTTACCTTGAGTATTCAAGGATTCTATGATTATCTTCGGTCCTTCGGCTACTTGGAAAACTAGGTATTTATTATCAAACATCTTCTTCATTGTAATTCCTCTCTGATTTTTGTATAGACGGCTTGGCCCTTCTTAGTCTCATCGAATCTTTGCTCACCTAATAATTGTTTATAATGTCGATAAACCGTGGCTTGACCTTTTTTCAACTGTTTTCTTACGTTCTCTAGGAGCATTGTCTTATGCACATAGCCCTTTTCGTCGCCCAATCCACTACTAAGCATCGTATCATATTGCTTCTTAAATTCCTTGATGTTACTAGCATCCATCAATGATGTGTATTCTTGCTTAAGTGACATATCTAACCACGATACTAGGGATTTGTAGCATTGTTTGATTAGGTGTGAGGCTTGTACTACGTGCTTACTAGTGGCAAT